TGATGATTCTATTCAACTTATTGAAAAGTTTGGTGGTCAATTAACACCAGCACAATTAAGTAATAATAAGTTCCTAGAAACACTTGAAGGTTTACTTCGATCTACTTGGGGTGGCGGTGGTCAATTCAAGAGATTAGAAGATTTAAACCAAAAAGCAATAGATAACTATCTCGATGATTACATTAAGAACTTTAATCAAGTATCTGATGAGATTCTTACTGATGAAGGTGTAGGTATCTTATTCCAGAATATTTATAAAGCTGGTGATAAAGCACATTCACAGATTGGTGGTGAAATGTATAAGAACCTAGATGACTTATACAAGACACTATATAAACCAAAACAAGTTACTAAAGAAACACCTACTGGTTTTATAGATGCTGGTGGTAATATGCTTAGTAAGAAAACAAGTCAAACTGTTTTTGAGGAAGTATTACCAGTATCAACTAAGAAGTTAAAAGATTACGCTAATAAAGTATTAGGTGATGCAAAAGCAACTAACTATACTGGATTAGCTAGTAGTGCTAAATCATTACTTGAAAAGATTAGAGGTTTTGATGATTCTGTATCTTTTGAAGTTGCACAACAATTTAGATCGAAGATACTTAGTGAGATAAGAATTGCAGAACAAGCTGGTGCAAAAGGAACACAAGCAGCAGGAGAAGGTGGAGTTGCATTTACTCTTAAAGATATTAGCAAACTTACCGATGATGTTATTGAGCAAGGTGCTGTTAGCACAGGTAACAAAGAGTTTATTGACGCTTGGAGAAAAGCAAACAAATGGTGGAAAACTGGTAAGTCAATCTTTAACGATAAACTAATCAGAAGTTATCTTGATAAGAACGCATCTAAGGTTGGTGCTGACTTATTGAATCAACCTCCTGAAGTTATTAGAGCGGCAAAGAAAGCAATTAGAGCATCTGCTAAATTAAACAAGACATCATTCACTAAAGACTGGCAACAGATACAACAAGGTTATATTCGTAATATGCTGGGTAGTCTTAGAAACGAAACTGGCGCAATTAGCGTTCCTAAATTAGAAAAGTATTTTATTAAATACACACCTCAAAATAAAAACATACTGACTACATTCAGCAAAGAACAAATAGATGGATTAAGACAGTTTAAAGATGCTATTAAGTTAGCAGAAACTAAACCACTTACTGAAGGTGCGTTTGCAATTAAAATTGTTCAAGCGAGTTTAGTATTAGATATACCAAGCACTTTGTTTGGTCAAGGTGATTTTGATTTTGTTACTGCTGGTTCAGTTACAATAGGTCCTGCAGCATTAGCTAAAATTATGACCAATCCAACTATGGCAAAAAGATTGGCTGGTCTAACAAGACAATCAGGTAGAACTAGATTTACACGAGCTTTCGCACAAACATTAGCAAGATTCTTGGGTGAAGCAACAAAAGTCGAAGGAGAAGAATAGTGGCATCAAGAAATCCAATAACAGGTGATAACTGGACAAAGACAGATGAGTTAGCATTTAACAAGCGTTTGTTTCAAGAGAACCTTGCTCGTTATCAATCTTTATCACAAGAAGAAAGAGGACAAACTGGTCCACAACATCCTGGTTTTGGAACTTCATTTGCACCTGATCGTTGGGAAAAGTATGCTGATTGGTTAGAGCAACAAGGTTTAAAGAAAGAAGCAGAAGCAATCAGAGAGATGGTTGAAGAAGCACCTAAAGAAGAGCCTACTACACAAGAGTTTGTTGTTCCAGATGAGCGTAAGTTGGTAACTGATGCAGAAGAAGGAACACCAGAGTATGAGCAATTCCTTGCTGATATACAAGCATACGAAAGCGGCACTTATGCAGACAGAGGAATGTCTGGTGATCGATCAGAAGATGGTTCTTTAAAGACTGAAGATGAAGTTGTTAAGACAGTTAAGTCAGATATTACTGGTAAAGAATATAACAGTTCTAAGGCTAAGTATGCAGATGAAGCTGAGTTTAACAAAGCAAAGATTAGAGAAGATTTTGCTAAGAAGCGTGAAGATAGATTGGCTCAAGAAATAGAAGCAATGGCTAAAGCAGAGAAAGAAAAGAAAGATGCTGAAGTCAAAGCAATGATCGATCCAGCAAGAAAATCTCTTGAAGAAATTCTTATGAGCGATAGAAACGCTAATCTTGAAGAACAACTAGATGATAAAGAAAGAGCAGCAAGAATACAAAAAGAAGCTGATGAAGCTATTGCTTACGAAGAAGAACAGATGCGTAAAGAAAAAGCTTTAGAAGATGCTTATAATCAAGCAGATATGGACATGGCAATGATGGAAGCAGGTGCTGACCAGGATGCTATGGAAGCGGCTTATGAGAAGCGTATGTATCCTATGTCAAATATGTCTGAAGAAGATAAAGGTATGTTTGAATATGAAAAAACATCTGCACCAGCAGAGATGAAAGATTCTAAAGCAGTAGAGATTATTACTCAAATGACTGGCATGAACTCTGGTGATGCTCAAAGATTACTTAATGCACTAAGAAGCGTTCTTTAATACAATGAAAAAAATACCGCCAAAAGTTTTAAAAGTAATAGATGACTTAATAGAATCTGGTTTCCCATTAAGATCGTTACCAGCATTATTAGGAAACATTGATGTAGAAACTGGTGGTTCTTTTGATTTTGAAGAAGTCCAGGGAATATTCGATACTGGTCCAGGTTATGGTTTATTTCAATTTGACGCACAAAAACCTGCATACTTTGAATGGTTAAAAAGGTCTGGAATGAAGGATAGTTCTAAAGCTCAGACAATGTTTGCTAAGAACATGATATATGGCGATAGTCCGAATACTGTTCATGATATTGGTTATGGTCATAAGAGAAAACTTAGAAAGTCTTTCTTAAATGATGATGTTGATACAATGACCAGAGAGATTATGAATAGGTATCTAAGACCTGGCGTTCCTCACGAACAAGAAAGAATCAAAGCAGCAAGAAAGTATAAAGGTATGCTGGGGTATTAGACTCTAGGATGTCTTGACTGTAATATCTCACCACGAGTTTCATAACTCAACTCAGTATTCAAAGCAAGATATTTAATTAAAGCGCTGCGAGTCATTCCGTATCGTCTAGCTTTTTCATCAATAATCTTAAGATCGGTCTTAGCAATCTTTAGATTTATTTGTGTAACTTGTGGTTTTACTTCCTCTTTACTTCTTCTTCCCATTACTATATCTAGTAGTTAAAACTCGTATTATATACTATATATATACCAATACCGAGAAAAAGAGGTTGTATTGTGATTTTATTTGTGTATGATTCTGATTCGTGGGTAGTTCGTAATTTTTTTCATTAGATTACACTCCTCTTAAACCAAGCCCCGCTACCCACACTTGGTTAATTCACATTCAATATGTCCGTTACCTGATGTCCAGTATTTCCTGGCTCTAATCATGACCAGTTGTCGATCATCTTTGAAGTAGATACCATTCATGCAATCGAATAGTAATTTCTGATAATTATCTAAGTCTTTGTTGTTGTCGCAATATTTTCCAATATGAGCGTCTTTTTTCTTTCTTGACCATGTGCGTGGCATAGGAACATAAAAGTCTGCTTTTGCGTAAATTTGACCCTCAAATGGAACTACATTAGCGTGAGCAGTTATGGTTTTCATAACTTTAACGAACTCAGTATGATTTTTTCCGTAGTAAGTGGACCATCTACTAACTCTTGGTCGAGAGGCTGGTGTAGGAACTACATCAAACCTTAACTTCATTTCTTAGTAGATTTCTTTGTAGTCTTTTTAGGTGTATTTGTAGAAGTAGTTTCTTCTTTCTTTGGTTGTGCTTTAGGCACTTCGACTTTGTATCTTAACATTACTTACTCCCTGCTAAACATCTACCAGCTTTTTTACACTTTGCTTTTGTCTTGCAACTTGCGCAAGGTTTGAACCCTGCTGATTTTCCGTATGCTTTCATTGTATTGTATTCTCTGTTTGTTCTTGAAAAGTTAAACCGAATAAGAAAGAGTCATTACACATCTCCATGACTGTAGATTTAATTTCTTCTTTCAATCGGTTATCAGATATTTTATCCAACATCTTAACTAATGCAACTATATTCTCTGCAACTGCGTCCTGATGTGCATTATCACAATCAAAATCAAATTCTTCTTCGATCACTACCATTTCTTGCAGCTCCAGTAACCAGCAGTCATCTTAGATACTTTCTGGTCGCACTTATGTCTTGCTCTGAAAGATTTTCTTCTTGCTGGGTTGTTCTTCTTGATTCTCATATTTGGATCGCCAAAACGAACAATCTTTTCTTTTCCGTTCTCACATGCTTTAACAACAAACTTCTTAGAACCACCAGGAGTTCTACGAGGTTTATTGCAAGCCATTCGTTTTTTATCTATAGCCATAATTTCATTCTACTATATTTTTAAAGATGTGTTTGATAACTTCAACAGTCCATCCATTGCCAAGCATTTTATATCTTTGACTTTTTGATACACCTTCTGTGTAGTTATCAGGAACTGTCTGTAATCTTTCACACTCGATCGGGGTTAATTTTCTATAACTATACCCATTCCAATGATTATATTCAAAGTTTGCTGCCATCAATGTGTTTGACTTCTCCCTCATAGCTCTACCTCTTCTTGTCTTGCTGTTAGGAAATGTAGCGTCAAAACACTCACCAGGTTTTATTTCTGCAAAACCTTTCTTAGTTGCTTCTCTGACATACAAAGTATCAACAACATGAGGTTGTGCTAAAGATGTTACGATTTCAGACTTATTATCAGGGAAAGCAATTCTGCCTATTCTCTGTATCTTTAATCCATCTGGTCGCATAACAAGTATTCTTCCTTGCTTATCAAATCTCCACATGAAGTTATCTTTGTATTTAGAATCACCCAGTAGTTTACGAATCTCTTGTTGTATGAACTCATCAGGCATATCTCTTATCACAACATTGTCTTTAGTTACAGTTGTTAGACATCCAGACTTATCATCTTCACGAGGCTCTATTCTTGGTTCTAGTTCCAGGTCCTGGTTATAATCATCACGCTTACCAGTTTCAGGATTGATTCTACGATTAACTAATCTGCCGCAAGATACTTTAGATACCTGACTAGCAACTACAGTAGGTGCTTTATAGTCTGGGTTATACACACGATTAGCCATCTCATACACACCCTCTCTAATTTCAAACTCTGTTATTGACTTATCGAACTCATCTGTTTCTATACCAAGAAAACTTTTAAGATCGAACCAAACATCTTCATCAGGTATAGAGAACGAACTATCAGTTCTAAACCAATGCTCTACAGTTGTTTTCTTAACTCCTAAGTGTTCTACTATTTGTTTGATTGGTTTTCTATGTTCTCTTAATGTTTGTTGTAGTTTTTCAACATCTACTTCATGTTTTCTAACTTTAACAATCTCAGGAACAATAGTAACTTTTGGTTCTCTATGTCCACCTTGCATAGTTGTTAGTGTGGGAGATTTACCAGTTTGTGCATATACACGCTTGATTGAATCATTGCCTTTTATGTCAGTAGCAGTAGCACTATGATGACACAATGAATCTTCACTAAACTCTCTTGGCTCACAAGTTCTATCAAACTCGTTTATATCTTCCAACACATCTCTAAGTAACAATCCTCGATCTTCAGGTTGTGTGATGTTTGGTATGTTAGTCCAATACAATCTGTTTCTATTTTGTGCTGATACTAATGCTGAGTTAATCAAGATAGGTTTTACACCAAGATACTCAGTAATCACATCCTGGTATTCTTGCTTCATGCGCACATTCTCAAGCAAGAAATATTTGGGTTTAGTTTCATCTAACAATCTAACAAACTCAAAGAACAATGCAGAGCGTGGGTCATCAAAGTTTAATTGTTTCCCTGCGAATGAGAAACCTTGACATGGAGAGCCTCCTATCAATAAATCAATTTGCGGCAAAACATCCCCTCTTATCTGCTTCACATCACCTAAATGAATGGTATTGGGATAATTCTTTTCTGCAACTTGTATTGCAAACTTATCAATCTCTGCCGCAAAATAGTTATCTACTTTAATTCCTAATTGGTCCAGGGCAATCTGGCCACATGACATTCCGTCAAATAAACTTAAAACATTCATAGTAATTTCATCTCCTTAAATTGTGTTTTGGTATATCCGTGCTTTTCAAAGAAACTCCTAATCACATACTTAGTGGCTGGAGAAACTTCTCGTGCATTGTAAGTCATCTTCATGTAATGCTTGGCAGCGTCTAAACCTCTTGATTCAGCACCATCCCACATACCAGCATAGTCAATGCGTTGTGGTTTATATTCAATCTGATGATTGTTTGCATTATCACGATTATGATGTTTTCTTAATTCAGCCAGGAACTCAGGTATTGTTGGTGGTCTATTGTTTCCACCATCTACCCATTCTTCCTGAACCTTGTTTACGAATCTTATTGAGTTACTTGGCAATCTGTCCAAGTCCTCAGCAAATCTTTGTATTAGTTCTACTTTGTCAAGTGATGACTTAACAAAATATCCGTAATGCATTATTGACCATTGTGCTATGTCTGTAGCAACAACTCCAAGATCGATCTTTTCATCTCTTTGATACATTAACCTATTCTCCTTTGTTTTGCTTCTAGTAATTTATTCTTGATGTCGGTGAAGTCTAACTCTTTAGTATCTTTCTTAACTAAACGAGCAGGGTATTTGTATTCAACATCAATGCTTATCCATGATTGTGATAGGTAATACTTACAAGCATCATCAAAAGTTATATCCCAATGCGCCGCATATCTATCCAAAGATTTCAAAAGACCACTTAACATCCTGTCAGTTAGTAATGGCTTCTTCAATGCTTTCCTATGTGTAACCAATTCATCAATCCGTTTTTTCTCATAACCTTTTTCAATATATTTTTCTATATTTAAAGTATTAGTATTAGTAGTATTAGTATTTATAGATTTAGTATTAGTATTAGTAGGGTCGTTACGAAGTCGTAACGAACTTCCAAATAATTCATCATCAGTCAATAAACTATTATGTTTTTTAAGAACTGAATTATTCTTATCTAACACAGCAGAACTTAACTGCAAATACTGGTTCTCAGTTATCTCTATTGTTTGATAAATTGGGTTTTTAGATTTGTTATAACCAAAGAACAAAGTGAGCTTGAATACTTTTTGTGTTCCTTTGTGCGTTAATAACGCTTGTAAAGAAGCACCAGTATATTCTTCGATCTCGTGTTCTGTATGGTTTTTGATAATGTTGTCGATAATAGACATCATTCCCCCTTGCTTTTAGTATGGAGGGTGTTACCCCTCCGTTAATTAAAATGGTATCTCGTCAGCAAACTCGTCATTAGTTGCACCGATTGGTGCTTTATCATGACTATGTGAGCCACTATGTCCATTCTCAGTTTCACTATGAGCAGGTTCTTTAGGTTTGATTGATAGTGAGATTAACTTCTTACCAGTTTGTGCAGTCTTAGACCAACCACTAAGATAGTATTCTTTTCCATCAATATTGATGTTGCCGCTAAAGTTAGGATGTCTTTCAGTTTCTTGTTCTTGCAAGAAAAGGACACCCCTATTTGTATTATCGTATTCCATTGATACACTCCTAATTGATTAATAAAAGTTGCTTAGGGCAACCACTCCTGTTTGTTCTTTTTACCTAACGAGGAAGGCAAGGACAGAATAGATATTCTATGAAACCACCCCGATTAGTATCGGTAAACAACTCCCCACTAATTCACTAATTTATATTGAGCAACAGATGTTTTCTCATTAAATTGATTTGTAATTTTTTTCTTATGAGTTTCTATTCTATGACCATCACTCTTTAGGTCATAAATCCTGGAGGATAGTCTATAGATTCCCAAAATTTTCCAAGCCTCTAAAGGGTCTATTGTATTATGCTCTTGTAGATATTGCAATAATCTTTCACATTGACTCATCATAACCTCCTATACAATCTCATCTTCCCATTTAGGAAAGTGCTTAACTGCTTCATTAATGATTACATGGCGATTAACAATGTTCTTGTAATTCGCTTTCTTAAAAATAGCCCTCGCGGCAGTTTGGTTCTTCATTTCTGCATATTGCCTTAGAAGATCGAGTGAGTCATTAATCTGTTTAGGAGTTAATGTAATCTCATCATCTCCTTGGTCCTGGTTAGCGATAGCGTTCTTAACTTCCTCCGCACTAGCAACAGAACCATCAATTCCTATTCCGAGTATGCCTAATGCTCTTCCGATTGCGCTAGTTTCGCAGTTCTCGATATAACTTGTCTTATTGATGAATGTGCTACCTTCCTTTTCGTAGGCATGACCTGTGGCCACAATCTGGTCCATGTTATAGATGATTGCTTTAAATACACAAACACCACCATTATTACTGACTAACTCGGTAACTATGCTACCTTCTGGGTAGTTCTCTCTAAAATGGCGAATACGCTCATTTACTTCAACATATTCTTTGCCTTTAATATTTACAGTCTTGAGTTTTTTACTCATTGTTATTCTCCTTATTGTTTTTAGCAATGACCAATGATTGGTTATCATGGTCTTTCTTGTATTCGTCAGAGTTCATAATCTCATCTACGGCCTGGCGAAATTGTTTGTCCTGCAAAAGATCGTCATAGGTTTTTCCGACATTTGCGGCGATTGTTTGAAATATTTCTATCATTTGTTTCTCCTCTTATAAAAGTAAGTGTTTCCGTTCTCAACCATTCTCAGTTTTAGTTTGATGGTCTTTCGTTCTAAGTCTAAATATCTTTCCCATTCTTTTAAATCTTTCTCTTGCTTAGTCATCATTTCTCTCCTTCCATTTACGCTTTAAGAATGATTTATTGCTTTTCCAATAACTATGAAATGTTCTATATCTACATGGTATGCGATACCATCTACATTCATCTTTATTAGCCATAAATTGCTCATAACAGAACGCTCTAAACAGACTTTTCTTCATGGTCGTTCTCGTCATTAACTTCAAACCATACATTCTGGTTTTCCCAAGTATCTCCGTATTTATCACAGAACTCTCTGAGAGTTAAGACACTCGCTTGTTCAGTTAATTCCATATAATAACTTCCGATATTACTCATAGGTTTCTCCTTGTTTTTTTGGATTTTAATATTCAACATATTCTTTGACCGAGATTTCAAAGTATCTACAACCGCCACATTCAGGACAACAGTTTTCATGTTCTGCTTCAGTCCATTTAATACAGCAATCTTTACATTCATAGAACCCAGTTGATTCAGGTTCGTTTAAATAATTTGGGTCATCATATCTATCTGGAAAGCTCATTCTTGACCTCCAGATGTAACAATGAATAAGATCGTCAATATCGCGGCAACTACTAAAAATGAAAATATCATTTCCTCATCCTCCTCTTTTCATCCTCTCGATTCCATTTCTCTTGTTCGATAACAATTTGCATAAAGTAATACATCATTACCATGACAAAAATTGCTAAGAATAATTCCCAGAAAGTAACATTCATTCTTCTACCTCCCCAGTCATCCATAAAAGATTATCTTCAAACAAGTTATAAAGAGATTTCTCTGCGTATTTGTTTTTCATTTCAATGCCATCATTAACATTATCAACAAACTCTTCCATATTAGTGTAGATGTATTCAGAGTATTCAACCTCATCTTCTTCATTAGGTCGTTCCCAGTTAGATTGCCCGATATAAAATCCTCCCTCATCAATAAACTTATTATGAATCTGTAGAATTTCGAGCTCGTTGTCCATTAGATAATCAAAGAACTGAGTTGGTGGCGACCACGCAGTTAAGAACTCAACAGATAATTCGTAATATTTTCTAGGTTTAAGAAAATCCCTATTTATATCAATACTGAAATCTTCTTTCTCTATTATTGCTGACTTGAATCTTTTAGTAGGTTCGCCATAAGAATAAACATCCCATTTTGTCCCCCAGTTATTAACGCACCAGTCATACCAGTTTGGTGTGTCTTTTGGTGCAGTTGTTCCTTCCAATTCTTTTGGCATTGGATGAAATGTTTTCATTAGCGTATGACTTGCAAAACCCTTCTCGATTTTCTTTAGAAGGTCCTTATTTGTAGTCCATATATCTATATGGTTAGTTGTGTGATTTGGCATTATTGCCCTCCTTGTTTTATTTGAGTAATTCTTATTATAGCCATGTCGCCGCCAGAGTCAAATTTATTTTTATATATAAATGGTATATACTTATTTCCCATTGCTTCCTATGGCTTTCTATTATTTCCTATTATCACTTATTATATAAAGACTTATAGACCTGGACCAGGAGATCGTTTAAGATTATTCGGATACTAATTAAGAAAAAAATTAATATATAAATTTATACATTATTTATATTTTATTTGTTATAATTCGACTACCAAAAAATAAATAGGAGTTAAAAATGAAAACTGATGAACAAAAAATCTATATCGCTTGGAATAGGAGCGAACAAGAATATATAAAAATTTATTATCATGATATTTCAAAATGGTGTTGTGTTGTTACTCCAGATTTAAAAGATGAATTTGCTGGATGTTCTACCGCTTCAGATAATTTTGATGATTTATATTCAAATAGTTGGGTGGATAAGTATCTTGATTTTTATAAATACCATGTTATAGAAAATAATAGTTCTACTTTTCTTTTTGGCAATTATCAAATGATAGGTTTTAATCTTGATGATTATCCAGAACTAAAAGATGTTTCTTATTTAAATGATGTTTCACCATCTTGGGTTAATAAAGACGAAACAAAACAGTTATATGTTCATGACCATTCATCAAATTTAGAATTAACTGGAGATTTAGAAATCAATTATTCAGTAGTTGGTTTAAATAATGGTGATTATGAGGGCGAATGGAAAGAGTTCGACAATTATCAAGAAGCATTAAAAGAAATGGGGGTGAAATAATGTTTAAATGCGACAACGAATATTTTGACACACTAGAAGAAGCACAAGAATATTGTTATTCTCAGGAGATTATTTATTACCATAAGGCAATTGACTACTTAAAAGAACACGACCCTAGTTTGAGAGAATCTCTTGGGTATGCTTCTGATTGTGGTTACAAATTAGAGAGTTTAAGTTCAGAAGATTTAGCAACACTTTTGTATCAGCAAAAACTATTGGATGATATTGAAGAAGTTACCAAGAACTCTGAAGATCCATAAAAAAAGCTCGATTTTGGGCAATAAAAAAGGGAGTTTAAATGCTCCCTTTTCTATGTGTGGTTGTAAATTTTTTAGTTTAAACGGGCAAATAATTTTGCGTGATATTTTGTCATGGATTGTGCAAGATCGTTGCTGATGTAACCTTCATCCCATCCATAATTAATATTGTTTAAATCTGAGTAAAGTGAGTCGTGTGTGTATGAAGTAATTTCCTGAGATTCACTTTCAATTAGTTCATCTAAAGAAATACCAATTAAATCCACTTCAAAAGTTAAACCACCATATAAACCAGTAAACTCGTGAAAGTTGTCCCAGTTGTATGATGAATACGCAGGTTCTTCGAAGTTGTCCCAAAGATTGAACGCAACTTCTCGGAACTCTTTGTCAAAACCTCTAGTATCAGATAAATAAGCAAGAACATCCGTGATTTTGTCAAAATAACTAACTTTCCTGTCATACCAAGGAGAATGCCACTCGATTTTAAATACTTTTTTATAACCCATCTTAAACCTCCTCGTATGCAAAAACATCTACAAAAGATTGAAACAGAGGTTTCTCAGTTTGTCTTTGGTATGTTGTTTTGTTTTTCCAAACTGTAACACCCATAAAATTAGCAACGATAACCCTGTCGTCATGTTCTTCTAAATCTGGGTAGTCTAAAGAAATGATTAACATCTTTTCTCCATCAGGATATTCGATAGTTTCGGATTGTCCTTCACCAATTGGACACTCTTTAAGATATTTAACTAAATCCTCACCATCAAAACAATTAATGGCAATGTCTAATGTTTCAACATCAAACTCGAGATAGTTACATAAATCTATAAGAACTTCGTAGTTACTTCTTAACTGTTTAAATTTTGTCATAATGACTCCTTATATTGTTTTAGTAAGTGATACCTTTATATAGTATCGTGTGCGATTATAACATTAATTACTGGTATATATAAATTATTTACTACAAATAGATTTAATAAGTATTAACGAAATATCTACGAAGTCGTAACGAAGTGGTAAAGAATTGTTTTAAATGGACAGGGGAAAAATTTACAATCCGCTTTATTTTTATTTTTACTTTCAAATCCCTGGCTTTTTTTTGAAAACGATCTTAATAATCAATGACTTACAAAGAATTTTCTCAGAAAAAGGCATGGGGAGGGACCATAAACAGGCTCGATGGATTGCTGGTACATAACCCAAACCACAAAAAACGAAGTTTCAATAGTTGTGCCAAGAATACTGATCACATACTCAAGGCACAGACATTTGGAGAGAGATTTCCCTCGAAGCTGACTGTATATAATAGATAGTCGCTGGAAGGAAGATTCGATTTTGCCACCTTTTTTTTATATTGTCAAGCTCTAATATTTAAAAATATATTTATTTGCAGATTAATGTATTTATGTATATACTCTCGCAATATGACTGAAAAGAGAAAAGGTCCAGGTAACCCAGCTTTTTATAAAGGTATGAAGCCTCTGGCTAAGTCGCCTGGCAGACCTAAAGGTTCTGTTAATAAATATACTGTTCTTGCTCGTGAGATGATGACAGAGCGTGGTCCAATGATTGTCGAGAAGATTATTGATATGGCATTAGATGGTGATGTGCATTGTATGAAGATGTGTATTGATCGTATCTTGCCAGTACATAAAGCTGTTGATCCGAATAAAGCAAAACAACAATCACAGGTAGTTATTAATGTTGGTGCATCTACTGAGATACAAGAAAAGATAGCTAATACTGATCCTAAGAAAATTGTTAATCCAAAAATGAAATCAGATGAAGAAGTAATTATTGAGATGTCAGAAACACATGGCTGAACTCAATATTGACTTACATCCTGCCCAGTTAGAAATATTTAACTCTACTAAACGATTCAAAGTTGTTGCTGCTGGTCGTAGATTTGGTAAATCTCGTCTTGCTGCATGGATATTGTTGATAAAAGCAATACAGTCAGAAGATAAAGATGTGTTCTACATTGGTCCTACTTTTCAACAAGCTAAAGACATTATGTGGAATATGTTAAAAGAATTAGGACAGGAACTCATTGCACAAGCACATGAGAATACTGCTGTTTTGACTTTGATTAATGGCAGAAGAATATTTCTTAAAGGTTCTGATAGACCAGATACACTTCGTGGTGTTGGTTTGTCGTATGTAGTGCTTGATGAGTATGCATCTATGAAACCTAGCGTGTGGGAATTGATTATTCGACCTACTCTTGCTGATGTTCAGGGTGGTGCGCTCTTTATTGGTACTCCTGCTGGTAAAAATCACTTTTTTGACATTTATCGTGATGCTGTTGATGATGATGACTGGGATGCTTGGCAGTTTAACAGTACACATAACCCATTTATTCCTGAAAGTGAGATAGAAGCGGCTAGAAAGTCAATGTCTAGCCAATCTTTCCGTCAAGAGTTTGAAGCATCGTTTGAAACATTCTCTGGTGGTGTGTTTCAAGAGGAATGGTTTAAAACTGGTGAAGAACCTGACGATGGTAACTTTGTGATTGCTATCGATCCTGCTGGTTTTGAGTCTGTAGAGAAAGAAAGAAACCTAAAACGCTCAAGATTAGACGAAACAGCTATTGCAGTAGTAAAAATATGCCAAGACAAGTGGTGGGTGTACAAAATACTGCATGGAAGATGGAATATTAAAGAAACTGCTAGAAAAATACTCGATGCAGCCGTAGAAACTGAAGCAACTGCCGTTGGAATTGAAACTGGCTCACTTCGTAATGCAATTATGCCTTATTTGGAAGATGAAATGAGAACGCAGGGTGAATATGTGTCAATTCACGAGTTAAGACATGGTGGTAAGAAGAAAAACGACAGAATTGTCTGGGCATTGCAAGGAAGAATGGAACATGGGCAAATAACATTCAATGAAGATGAAGAATGGCGTGATTTTGTCGGTCAGATGGTTGATTTTCCTAATAGACTCTCCCACGATGACATGTTAGATGCCCTAGCGTATATCGATCAGGTATCTGTTGCTGATTTTGCTCATTCTATTGAATTAGATGATGATTGGCAGCCACTTGATGAGGTTGCTGGTTATTAATTTGTGTTTATTGACAAAATTTTATGTTATATTACGCTCAAATAAGTCTAATTAACAAAATTATATGTTTGACGACAAAGAATCAAAATATCAAGCATTAGCATCATGGCTAATGTATCGTTTAGAGTCTTGGAGAAACCACCGAGATACCAATTACTACCCTAAGTGGGATGAATACTATAGATTATGGCGTGGTGTATGGGCAGTTGAGGACAGAGTTCGCTCATCTGAGAAATCTCGTATCATTTCACCCGCCCTCCAACAAGCAGTAGAAGCATCTGTTGCTGAATTAGAAGAAGCCACATTCGGCAGAGGTAAGTGGTTTGACATTCAAGATGATTATTTAGACCAACAACCTCAAGATGCAGAGTATGTTCGCAACTTACTGCAAGAGGACCTAGAAAAAACAGGTTGTAAAGACGCTATTGCGGAGGTTTTTCTTAATGGTGCGTTATATGGAACTGGAATTGCTAAGATTGTAGTTGAGCAAAACGCAGAAATGATGCCAGTAGAGCAACCAGTCGAAGGAACGATGGCTATGGAGAGAACTTTAGCAGAAGTAAACTCTATAGATGTCAAGATTGAACCTATTTCACCTAAAGAATTTATCTGCGATCCATCTGCAAACAACATTAATGATGCATTAGGCGTTGCACACGAGGTAATTAAGCCTAGATACCATGTAGTTGAGGGTATTAGAAGTGGAATTTACAGAGATGTGCCACTTGATGGTAACTATGAAGCACAAGATTTTGGTTATGACTACGAAACTAAACAAGCAGACGAGTCTGATAGCGTAAAAATTACAGAATACTGGGGGAGAGTGCCAAAAAGATTCCTTAAAGCATCAAAAAATCAAGATGATTTTGAATATGATGCAAATGATGAGATGGTTGAAGCTGTTGTAACGATTGTTAATGATTCTTATATCCTAAGAGCAGAAGAAAATGCGTTTATGATGAAAGATAGACCATTCGTTGCTTACCAACATGACCTAGTTCCTAATAAATTCTGGGGTAGGGGTGTTTGTGAGAAGGGATACAACGCACAAAAAGCATTAGATACAGAAATGAGAGCAAGAATTGACTCTTTAGCTCTGACTACTACGCCTATGATGGCTGCTGATGCTACTAAATTACCTAGAGGTGTCAAATTTGAAGTAAGACCAGGAAAAACTGTGCTTACTAATGGCGACCCTAGACAAGCATTGATGCCATTAACACTTGGTACAACTGATCAAAGCACATTTAGTCAAGTTGCAGCACTAAATGCAATGGTTCAAATGGGAACTGGTTCTGCTGATATTGGAACTGCTGATCGAGCAACTGCTGGTGGTATGTCAATGGCACAATCAGCGTCTATCAAACGCCAAAAGCGTACATTAATGAATTTCCAGAATACATTCTTGATTCCTATGATTAATAAAGCGTTGCATCGTAAGATTCAGTTTGATGTTGAGCGTTATCCAGTTGTTGATGTTAAGTTTATTCCATATTCAACAATGGGAATCATGGCAAAAGAGTTAGAGATGCAACAAATGGTATCACTAATGCAGACTATCCCACAAGACAGTCCAGCATTTAATGCTATTTTGACTGCACTACTACAAAACTCTACGCTACATAACAGAGATCAGTTGGTTGCACAGATTACACAAGGTTCACAACCTAATCCAGAGCAACAACAGATGCAGATGATGCAATTACAAGTTGCACAACAGACTGCACAAGCAGAAATCAACAAACTAATATCTGAAGCTGCTGAGAATAATGCAAGAGCATTGAAGTATCAGACAGAAGCACAGAAGAACGCTCCTAATGATTTAGATATTCAAGAAAGAATAGTGAAACTACAGAAAGAAGCTGCTTCGATTCAGAAGATGCGAGTAGATATGGAGAATACGCAATCAGAAACTATGCGTAACATTCCAGAAGTAGAACATTTAAGGTCTGAAACTGCACTTAACCTGGCTAATGCTAGACAACAAGCAGTTAAGACTGTACTTGACACCCAGATACAATGAAGTCAGACGAACAATTTTACAGAGATCGATCAGACATGTTTGAATCTGAGGGTTGGAAAGATTTAAAAGAAGAATTACAGAACATTGAAAATAGCGTTAAAGATATAAGCACTATTGAAAATGAAAAAGACCTTTACCATGCTAAGGGTCAGTTGCAAATTCTAGGATTGTTACTCAGCCTAGAACAAGCAGCAAAGATAGCGATGGAACAAGTTGAGGAATCAGCCCCATCTTAATTTTAACTTCATAACCCGTAAGGGCGGAGGACATAGTAATGAGTATAGTAGTTGATAGCACACAAGAAAGTGTTGAACAGGTAACAGAAAATCAGAATATTAATGCTGAGGAAGTAACTGCGGCAGCTGAAGAAACAGTTGAAGCCGTAGAACAAGCTCAAGAATCAGTAGAAGATGAGGTAACAGCTGAACCGACTTATAATATTCCAGAGAAGTATGCTGGTAAATCACTAGAAGATGTTGTGCAGATGTATGAGAACCTGAAGATGAAATTCGATGACCATACCCAAGAAGTTGGAACATATCGAAAGATGATCCAGGAACTAACAGAAGCACGAAGCAATCAAGTACAAGAACAACCTAAAGAAGAATACAATTTTGAGGAGAATTTCTATGATGACCCGCAATTAGCGATTAATCATGCAATAGAAAATCACCCAGAGATTGTAAAAGCTAGGGAAGCTAATATGAAAGCACAGCAAAATGCTAGTCTTTCACAATTAGAAGCTAAACATCCAGATTATCTGGACATAGCACAGAGCAAAGAGTTTCAAGATTGGGTAGCAAAGAGTAAAGTTAGAACTAACTTGTTCTTTGATGCTAACGAGAAGTATGATTTTGATGCTGCTAACGAGTTATTAGATACATGGAAAAGTATTTCTATGATTGATAAGACTGAAAAAGTTAGGAAGCAACAAGAGAAAACTCGTAACCAAGCAATGAAACAAACTGCATCTGAAACTAGAACTGGCGGTGATTCTGTAGGTGGTAAAAAAATATACAGAAGTTCAGATATACAAGAACTTCGTATGCGTGATCCAGACAGATATGCGGCTTTAGCAGATGAAATCTATGAAGCGTATGCTGAGGGTCGAGTTAAATAATATTCAAGGAGAATAAAAATGGCAAACTCATTTGCAAGTGGCTCTACAGTTACTACAACGATTGCTGGTAATTTCATTCCCCAACTATGGTCAGATGAAGTTATTGGTGCTTATAAAGCAAACCTAGTTGTTGCTAACTTAGTAACAAAACTTAACCATAAGGGTAAGAAAGGTGATGCAATTAATATCCCAGTTCCATCAAGAGGTTCTGCGGCTCTTAAAGCAGCTAACACACAAGTAACATTACAAGATGATACTAATAGTGTTGTTACTGTTACTATCAACAAGCATTATGAATACTCAAAACTAATTGAAGATATTGCTGAAGTACAAGCTCTAGCTTCTATGAGAAAATTCTACACAGATGATGCTGGTTATGCTCTTGCTAAGCAAGTTGATGACGATTTATTCGCATTAGCTGAAGGCTTCCAAGGTGGTACAGTTGGTGGTACAGGTGCTGCTCTTTATGAGAAAGCAGTAATCGGTGGTTCTGGTACAACTTTATTTACTGGTGCTACAGATAACTCTACAGACATCGATGACGATGGTATCCGTAGAATGATTCTTACACTAGATGATGCTGATGTTCCTATGGACAATCGTTCTATCATTGTTCCTCCAGTAGCTGCTAACGATATGCTAGGTATCGCTAGATTTACTGAGCAGCAGTTCATCGGTAATGGTGATGCAATCAAGACTGGTAAGATTGGTCAAATCTATGGTGTTGATGTATATGTTTCATCTAACTGTCCTACTATCACTACTGGCGATGCAGCTTCATGTAGAGTTGGTATGATTTTCCACAGAGATGCACTTGTACACGCTGAGCAAGTTGGTGTTAGAACACAAACTCAGTACAAGCAAGAGTACTTAGGTGATCTATTCACAGCTGATACACTTTATGGTGTTGCAGAGCTTCGTAATAACGCTGGTGTAGCGTTCGTAGTTCCAGCTGCTTAATAGTTGACATACAAAGCCCCTTCTTCGGAGGGGGTTTCAATATGTTAATTAGGAGGTTATATGCCAGTTTATGAATATCATTGCATTAATAATCATAGCAGCGATCATGTATCTCGTTTTGATGACAGAACACAACCACAAATCTGTCCAGAGTGTGGTGAACCAGCAAACTATAAACAAACCTTTTGTACTAATGTACAATACGGAATTACATCGTCTGGCAAAACTTGGAACACAACACACGAGTTAAGAGATAGATGGAACAAAAGAGAAAACAAAAGAAACAATACAGAAGGTAAGAGTTATGCTTGATATACTTGAAGATAGCACAGATGGCATCGAACTAGATCGAGTTAAAGATAAGATTCGTCAGATATGGCAAACCATACTTATGCAAGAGTATGAGTCTGAATACGGACACATGAAAGATGATGAAGAAGATTACAAGACTCTTGATCAATATTGTGCTGAGAACGCATTGTATTTTCCTGGAGATAAAGAACCAGAAGATGAAACATCTAGTATTGTTAAGATGCTAGAAGATATGTTTGACCCTAAAGAAGAATTAGAATCAGTTAAGTCAGAAGGCAAAGCTCCAACTTATGGCGGTTCACAACTAAAAGAAAACAATGAGAAAGGTAATGTAGAAACTACTACATACGAATACACTCATACATCTACCAAAGCACCTTCAGACTCTCAAACTAAAGCAAAATCAAGCGTTTATGAGCAACATCATGGTAAGATTGCTCCTAGAAAAGATAGTGCAGTTAAAAGGCAATTTAAGCCAATGATTGATAAGATTGTTGAAGAACTGTTAGAATTAGATAAACGACAAGCAATAGGCAGAAGAAAACAACTGTTTAGATTATGATTGGTAGAAAGTTTCCAAAGATACAACAAGCACATTGGCGACTAAGAAAAGCTAGAGCTGCATATTTAAATCGCAGACAATGGAATCAAGATAATCTACCTGAGTATTCTGGACCTTACGAGATCGAACTAGAACAAAGCATCGAAGGTAATAGAATATATTTATATAACGAAGCCAATAACGCATACATTATTACGGAGTAAAACATGGCAACAAGTAAGGTATCCGAATTAACAGAATTAACAAGTGCAGATAGCAATGATTTATTTTTAGTTTCCGATGTATCTGCTGGACAAAGTAAAAAGATTACTAAAGCAAATTTAGGTATATCTGATGAAAACTTTACTTCTGCACTTAAAACAAAACTAGATGGCATTGAAGCAAGTGCTACTGCTGACCAGACTGGTGCAGAAATTAAAACTGCATACGAAGGTGAAGCAGATACTAACGCATTTACAGATGCAGAAAAGACTAAGTTAAGTGGCATTGAAGCAAGTGCAGATGTAACTGACACAACTAATGTTGTTGCAGCTTTGACAGCTGGTACTAATATTACGATTGCTGTTGATGGTACTATCTCAGCAACAGATACAGATACTGGAATATTAAATGTCGTAGAAGATACAACTCCACAACTAGGTGGTGATTTAGCATCTAATGGTAATGATATAAACTTTGGTGATAACGACAAAGCAGTCTTTGGTGCAGGTAGTGACTTGCAGATTTACCATGATGGTAGTCATAGTTTTATTACTGACGCTGGAACAGGCAATTTATATGTAAGGGCGTCTAATGCCTTGTATCTAAATAACGCAGATAACACGCAAGTTTATGCAGACTTTGCTAATGGCGGAGGTTCGAACTTATACCATAATAACTCTGTCAAACTATCTACAACCTCTTCAGGCATAGATGTAACTGGCACTATCACTTTTGACGGTGGTACAACCTCCGCTGATTTAAACTTTGGCGATAATGACAAAGCACAGTTTGGTGCTAGTAATGACTTACAGATTTTCCATGATGGTAGTAATAGTTATATAATTGACAATGGCACGGGAAATATGATTATCCGTGGTGTTAATCTAAGCATACAATCAACATCTGGTGAAGATTACATTAACTGCACTGATAATGGAAATGTAACTCTAAGGTACGATAATGCAAGTAAGTTAAACACTACATCTACTGGCATAAATGTAACAGGCACAGTAACTACAAACACAGCAAGAAGTGCAGATGTTGTAGATAATGATGGTTCTTTTGATTTAGACGCAGGTACTAACTTTACTTGCACACCTACTGGCAACATTACTTTAACTTTTACTAACATTCCAGATGGTCAGTCTGGCACTATAGTATTAGTAAATACTGGTGGACATACAATAAGT